TTTAACAGAACTTTACTTGATTGGGCTAATTATGATATCAATAATAGAACTAGATTTGATGCTACGGTTAGTTCAGGCTTTGCTATAATGGCAAACCAGAGTAAGCAACGGACAAACATACAAAAACATAATCAAATAAATGTTAACTTTGCAAAATACAGTAACAAAGGTTCTGTTAGCGAAATTATAAAATAAACATGATAAACAAACCAAAGTTCAATTCTGGAAGTGGATTTCCAAATCAATTTGCACCAGATGAAGAAAAAGCTAGTTTAGAATATGGCCTTCGTGTAGGTAGAGCAATAGAGTCTGAATGGTTTTCAAGAGATTACGGAAGTTCTTTATATGGAGAGATACGATCAGAGTTCTTAACTAGGAGATTGTATGCTAGAGGAGAACAGCCTGTTGAGAAATATAAAAATGAATTATCTATTAATGGAGATCTTTCATATTTGAATTTAGACTGGACTCCAGTTCCAATAATTCCAAAATTTGTAGATATTGTAGTTAATGGTATATCTAATAGATTATACGATATTAAAGCGGAAGCAGTTGATCAGTTTTCTACTATTGAAAGAGATAATTTCAGAAATGAATTAAGAGCAGACATGATGGCGTATGAGCCATTGAAAATTATAAAAGACAATACAGGTGTAAATGCTTTTAACTTTGAAGAATCTGTAATTCCTAAATCTGACGAAGAGCTTGATCTTTATATGAACTTAAGATACAAGCAAGGTGTAGAGGTTGCTCAAGAGACAGCTCTTAAAACAATTCTAGAAATTAATGACTATGAAGAAATTAAAAGAAGAATAGATGAAGATAATGTTGTTTTGGGATTATCTGTACTTAAACACGATTTTGACATACATGATGGAGTTAAGGTAGAATATGTAGATCCTGTAAATTTTGTTTATTCACAAACTGAAGATCCAAATTTTAGAGATTGTTATTATTTTGGAGAAGTAAAATCTGTACATGTATCTGAATTAAAAAAGATAAATCCATATTTAGAGCAAGAGGAGTTAGAACAAATAGCTAAAACAGCTTCAAGATATGATGGTTATAGAAGTACACAAAATTTAACATCACAAAGTGGATTAGATAAATCAAACGTTTCTTTATTATATTTTTCATATAAAACCGATAAAGAGATTGTATATAAAATTAAAGATGGAAGTAATGGTGGTAAAAAAGCGTTAAAGAAGGATGCTTCTTTTAATCCACCAAAAACAGAACAAGCTAGATTTAAAAAAGTAGCAAGAAGAATAGATGTTTGGTATGAGGGTGTGATGGTTTTAGGAACAAATACTTTGTTAAAGTGGGAGATGATGAAAAACATGGTTAGACCTAAATCGTCTTTTCAAAAAACTATACCTCCATATATTGCGTCTGCAATAAAAATGTCAAAAGGAAGAATAGACTCTTTGGTTAAAAGAATGATGCCTTTTGCAGATCAGATACAATTAGTCCATTTAAAACTACAACAAGTTGTTTCTAAAATGATACCAGATGGTGTCTTTATTGATGCAGATGGATTAAACAGTGTTGATTTGGGTAATGGTGCTTCCTACAACCCTTCTGAAGCATTATCGATGTATTTTCAAACAGGTTCTGTAATTGGACGTAGTTATACAGAAGACGGTGAATTTAATAACGCTAGAGTGCCTATTCAAGAATTAACAAGTTCAGGTTCTAATGCAAAAATATCTAGTTTGATCAATATGTATAATTACCAACTTAGTATGATTAGAGCTGTTACAGGAGTCAATGAGGCTAGAGATGGAAGTAAACCAGATCAGTACGCATTAGTGGGAATACAAAAGCTAGCTGCATTAAATAGTAATACTGCTACAAAACATATTGTTCAATCAGGTTTGTTTATTACAAGGAAATTATGTCAAGCTTTATCTTATAGATTATCTGATATTTTACAGTTTTCAAATTTTGCTGATGATTTTGCAAAAATGATTGGTAAGAATAATTTTAAAATATTAAATGATATAAGAACTTTACATTTACATGATTTTGGAATATTTATAGAGTTAGAGCCAGATGAAGAAGAAAAACAACTTTTAGAGCAAAACATACAACAATCTATACAGGCACAAAAAATAGATTTAGATGATGCTATAGATATTAGACAGGTTAATAATTTAACACTAGCTAATACCCTTCTTAAAATAAAGAAACAAAGAAAGGAACAAGAAGATATGAAAAGGCAACAAGCTAATATGCAAATGCAAACTCAATCTAATGTTCAATCTACACAAGCCGCTTCTCAATCGAGAATGCAGGAGTCACAAATGAAGCTTCAAGGAGAGTCACAGTTGGAACAATTAAAAAGTCAATTGGATTTACAAAAAATGAAACAAGAAGCTGAAATCCAAAAAGAAATGCTTCAGTTGAAATATCAGTTTGAATTACAGTTAAAGCAAATGGAGTCAGAGAACTTTAAAAACAAAGAATCTTTTAAAGAAGATAGGAAAGACAAGAGAACTGAAAAGCAAGCAACACAACAAAGTAAGATGATTGCTCAAAGAAAACAAGATTTACCTCCTACAAACTTTGAAGAACAAGAGGAAGAAGCACAAGACCCTATGGCTAATTTACTACAAAACATGGATCAAAAAAACATACTATAAATTTAGTATTTTTGTATAAAAATTTAATTTAATTTATTATGAGTGAAGAAATCAAAG